TTGATGCTATAAAGAACGCATTTGCGGGTGCCGAGGTTGTGAGCGTAAAGCCGGTTCCGGCTAACCTAGACGACGAGATTCCGTTTTGAGTGGGGTTCGTATGGAAGATATCGACAACGAGCGTGACGATGTGCTGAAGGATCGTGAGTATATGTTACTCGGCACGTCCACTTGGATTGACGTTAGGACGCTCACAGTGAACGTACAGCGCGTTGGTAACGGTGTCAGGATAGATGTGTGGCCAAGAGAGCTAATGCGTGGCTATGAGCCTCTGGCGAGCGTTGAGGTGCCATTTAGCAGGGGGAGGGATAATGATAGCAGCGGGGGATGGTAGTTGGCAGCGCATGCTGGATCAGGATAGATGCCCAAAATGCAAGAGCCTGATGACAAAGCTGGTCAGCGACAAGGTTGTGGTCAAGCGTGAGTGCTTGGTTTGTAATTTAACGGTTAACGAAATGAGTAGAGATCATGAAAAGGGCTGAGGTTTTAGATACGGCGAAGGAATATGTGACCAAAGATCGGGCGCAGGATCACGGCAATATGGAGGACAACTTCACAACGATTGCGAAATACTGGTCAAACCATTTGGATCACAACGTCACGCCAATTGACGTAGGTATAATGATGACGCTGTTGAAGATGGCAAGGCTCAAGGGCAATCCATACCATCAAGATAATTACGTTGACGGTTGTGGTTATCTGGCTTGCGCTGCCGAGCTGGTGGATCACGATGGGTGAGGTGCTAGAGTTCAAGCGTCATTGGGTCTGGTTCTTTGATGAGCCAGTGACGTGCGACTATTGCCTTCAGGATACTCGGGGAAAAGTTTTTGAGAAGATGCAGTCGATAGTGTGCAGCAATTGCGATGAGGCGTTGCTGTTGATTGACGACAATACCAGTTATGTTTTGACCGTAGATTTCGACGATGAGGATTACGACGATGTCAGCTAGATTGCCTGATGAGGTTTGGGTTGAGTTCCTGTCTCGCGTGACAGCGGGCAGAGCTGGTCAGTCAGTGTGCAAGGACAAGGACATGCCAGCGTGGGGGACAACGTGGAACAAGATACACAACGACAAGGACTTTGAGCGCAAGTATATGAACGCGCTGGCGTCTCGCGGTATGATTTATGCCGATCAATTGGATGAGATAAACAGGCGTGTCCTGAATGGTGAGATTGATCCGCAAGCGGCTAGGCTTGTGTCGGACAACTTCAAATGGACGGCGGCTAGGTTGCTGCCAAAGGTGTACGGCGACAAGCAGCAGGTTGATGTGACGCATGAGGCTGGTGGGTCATACCTCGACCTGTTGCAGCAAGTGAACAAGGCGGCTCAGTTGAAGCACGTTGATGTGGTAGAACAGAGAGAAGACACAAGTGACGGATTACGCGCACGCGCGACCGAAGTTAACCAGATTTCAGTTAACTCTGATATGCCTAAAAAACAGGCAAACAGGCGAAAAAAAGGCAAAAAGTTATCCACAGGCAGCTAAGTCATTGTGTTTGCACGATACGCGTTACGCATAATTAACGTTATGCGACATTTCTGCAAAATATGTACAAAGTTAACCCAAAATCGGTTAACACCCCCCCATCAAGATATCGCGGGGGGCGGAGATAAAAATATATACCCCTTACCACCCCACCCCCTTCGGAGTTAACGCATGACCACCCGCCGCCACGAAAATGATTTTTACCCAACCCCGCCATTGGCCACACGCGCCTTGGCAGCGGTTGAGGCGTTTCGCGGCGACATATGGGAACCAGCCTGCGGCAACGGAGCCATCAGCGACGTGCTATCGGAGAAAAACGCGGTTATTAGCACTGATTTACACGATTATGGGTTTGGGGCGTCAAATGCTGACTTCTTGGCCGCAGATCAGCTTCTTGCGCCTAATATCGTCACAAACCCGCCCTACAAGCACGCTCAGGCGTTTATCCAGAAGGCCATAGACCTTGGCGCAGAAAAGCATTGCTGGCTGTTGCGGCTGTCGTTTCTCGAATCCAAGAGGCGCAAGGTCGAGCTTTTTGATATAGCCCCGCCGTCGAGGGTTTGGGTGTTCGCCAAGCGCCTGACAATTTGGCGCGGTGATGAGGCACCGACCAGCACCGGCACTACGGCCTACGCTTGGTTTGTCTGGGATCGCGGCACCACTGACACGAAAATAGGATGGATTTAACATGACCACCCCCGCCACCATCGAAGCGATAGCCGCATTAAGGGCAGACCCCACGTTATTTGTCGAGGAGGTCTTGCAGGCCACGCCGCAAAGGTGGCAGGCGGAAGCCCTCAAGGCCATCGCCGCAAATGATCGTGTCGCCATCAAATCCGGCCACGGTGTCGGAAAGACCGCGTTTGAGAGCTGGGTCGTTCTGTGGTGGCTTATGACGCATTATCCGTGCAAGGTGGCCGTGACGGCGAACAGCGCACACCAGCTATCGGACGTATTGTGGACGGAGATCGACCGCTGGGCGCGTAACATGCCGCCCGCGTTCAAGGAGCTGCTGGAGTTCAAGGCTGACAAGATCAGCCTCAAGGGCGCACCCGACAGCTTCGCAGTGGCCAGAACGAGCCGCCGCGAAAATCCTGAGTCGCTTGCGGGTTTTCACTCGCCGCACATGCTGTTTGTGGTCGAGGAAGCGTCCGGCGTGCCTAACGTCATCTTTGAGACGGCCAGCGGTGCGCTTAGTACCCCTGGTGCAAAAATCATTATGTGCGGTAACCCCACCCGATCCGACGGTTATTTTTACGACGCCTTCCACGGCGACCGCGAGAAGTGGCACTGCATTACGGTGTCGTGCGAGGAGGGTGAGTACGTTGACCCCAAATTTATCCGCGAGATGGGCGAGAAGTACGGCGAGGAGAGCAACGTCTTCGCGGTTCGCGTCTTGGGTGAGTTTCCAAAGCAGTCGGACGACGTGCTATTGCCGCTGCACCTGATTGAGGATTCAACGAGGCGCGACGTTGAGGCAGGCCCGACCACGCCGGTTGTTTGGGGCTTGGACGTTGCGCGGTTTGGCTCTGACCGGTCGGCGCTTGCAAAGCGTCAGGGCAATATCTTGGTCGAGCCGATCAGGACGTGGCAGAATAAGGACTTGATGGAGCTTGCCGGTATTGTCTTGTCGGAGTACGACGCCGTGCCTTATCAGATGCGCCCGCAGGCGATCTACATTGACGCCATTGGCCTTGGTGCGGGACTGGCTGACCGGCTGAGGGAGCTGGACATGCCCGCCGTTGGCATATCTGTGTCTGAGACTGCCAGCCTGAAGGCTAAGTTTAATAGGCTTAGGGATGAGCTGTTTTGGCATTGCCGCGAGTGGTTTGAGGCGCGCGACTGCAAAATACCGCAGGATGACACGCTTATATCGGAATTGTCGGGTATCCGCTATAAATACCTATCGACTGGCAAGTTAAAGGTCGAGAGCAAGGACGAGATGAAGCGCAGGGGGCAACGCTCGCCTGACGTGGCTGACGCGTTTGTGCTGACCTTCGCGGGGCAGGGTGCGGTTGCCGGTGGATACTCAAGAGGTTATAATTCAAATCGCAGTTTGAAACCAAAAACGAATTGGGTGGTTTAGTTGGAAAGATTCCTCAGCGAATATGATCGCGGCCTGCTTGCCGAGCCAGCGGTCATGCCATCCGTTGACCCCTACGGTTTAGCCGCCACTGGCTTGTTATTTGCGCCGGGTGCTGGTGTCGCTGACCTTACCGGCAACGCGCCTGATCCGTCACGCCCCGGTCAGATGCTGCCATCGTTTTACGAGAACATTAGCGGCGGAAACTACCTCGACGCCGGTTTGCAGGCACTAGGCGGCGCTGGTGACGCGGTTCAAATGATGGGCGCGGCGTTTCCACCGGCACTAGCCGTCGGCGCTGCTATGAAGGCACCTAGAGGCATTAGGGCGTTCCACGGCTCGCCGTATGATTTTGAGCGCTTTGACATAAGTAAAATCGGCACTGGTGAAGGCGCTCAGGCGTATGGCCACGGTTTATATTTTGCTGAAAATGAAGATATAGCCAAAAGTTACAGAGACACCTTGTCTTACGACAAAAGGAACTCTGTAAAATATGATGGCGAACGTGTTAGAAATTTACGCTTTGAAGACACTACTGGAGCCGATGACGTTCGTGAGAACATATTAGATGATATTGCGGGTGAAATGTCATTTTTTGACCAGAAACCAGAAAACGTCATAAAGAGAAAAATTAAAGCGCTAGAAGTTGATGTGGCCAGACCAATAACTAAAACCGGCGATCAAGAAATTGATGATATACAAGAATACATAAGGCTGTCGAATATAAAAAAATTGGAAACTTATAAAAAAATAGACCCAAATAAGTT